TGAGAGGAAGAGGATCTCTAGGGTTCACACCCTGCTTTCAAAGGAAAAAAATCCAAAACCAGGAGAGAAGAAATGCAACCAACCCGCCCCGTTACCCGTCAGACACCGAGCTTAGCAGCTTTGGTGGCCCGACGTTGGGGCGGCTCAATCGCAAATCCTAACCAGTATGACTACAATCCCGGATCCGGCGTAACGCCCGGTTCGAGTTCAATCATGGCTGGCTTTTCTGGGACCTTCCGTCAATTTTCTAAAGCTCACCCAGTGATGACCGAACGGCCACTACGTGTGGTGAGTATTGACTGGATACCATACGTGGCGTCTAGCTATACTCATTATAATAACACGGCCGCGCCGAACACCGGAATCAACAGGAATTCCGGTCCCATCATGTGTTCTATCTTTGGCAACTTCTTGTCTGCCGGCAGCGATGCCGAATCAGCAATTCGGTGGAAAACAATTCCACTCGTGAATCCCGTGACGATGAACAATCGAAACGTCAGTATCACTAACGAAGTTTGGAAAAGCGTAGACACATCTCAGGCGTCGAGTATCGTCAGTGCTTTAGAAGCCCATAAGTCATTACGTCTCTTGAATAGCAAAGGGCGGGCCTTGGTTGGCCTCATCGATGCAGCTAAAAGAGGCGAAAATGCCTTTCTGAAAGCCTTAACCAAAGCAACTGGAAAAGATGTCCGAAAACAACCACTTCCGCGCCGTTATCTCGTGTGGGATCCTGTAACAGGGGTTCCTTTGCACAATGGAAAAGGCAAAACCTTCTCCAGATACGGTCGTTACAAATGGCAGTCAACAGACAATCTACCGGGAACCGCGGCGGGTTTACTCCTTGAGTATAGGTATGGGTGGAAAATCATGGTCATGGAAATGGTTGACCAAATGAAAGCCTTCTACGCTGAAGACAATCGCGGTGAGCTGCTTAAGTACCGAAACGACTACCAAGTCGCAAGGAAACGGGCAACCTTCGTTGATGTCTTAAACACGCAGGTTAGCGGAGGAATTGGAGGGATGACCTTTCAAGGAACCGTTGTAAACACGTGCACTACCGATGTGCATGCGTGGGTACGCTGGAGGCTAAAGACTGATTCGCTCTTCCGTCGTCTCAACGACTACGGCTTCATGGATATTACCAGGTCAATGTACGATATCATACCGTACTCTTTCGTCCTGGATATGTTCGCTGATGTGAGCGGCTATCTTCAAGCGGTTGATGCCTACCTAAAGGCGGATGTGTTGGCGTCGGGCCATTCGATTAACCAATCTCATTCAGTCATGAGAACGGCGACGAGCAGCAATGCTTCGTCATTTGGATGGACCCCAGATGTTCCGTATGGTAGCGTGGATCGTTTAAAGATCCGTGACTACGTTCGAAAACCTTATCTGGGTTTCCCGGCGCGTCCGACTGTACAAGTCAAACTTGGTTTGTATAATATCGCGACCCTAGCTGCCCTGTTTAAAACTGGGGCAGATCGGGCGCGTACTCTACGTGTTTAATCTTACAAGGAGTCTTTTATGACTGATATCGTCTTGAAATCCACCGTCGTGGCCCCAACTGGCACCGGCATCACTCTCACTCCATGGAACCTACAAGGTCCCAAAGCGGAGTACGTGGAACTCGCCCCTGCAGGAGGGATCAACCCCCTGAAAGTGGTTCTGAACCGCATTGATGCCGTGCCAACTAAAGCCTACGAGGGAGCCCATCGAGCGCAAGTGAAGTTCATGCAACCCCGGGTACATCCTGTAACTGGTGTTGTATGGCCAAACGTTGCGACCGTCAGCTTCTCTCACCCTGGTTTCCTCACGTCTACCCAAAAGGTGGCGTTTGAGACCCAGGTCCTGTTGGCTATGAACGAGGCAGTAATCCGCTCCTTTGTTGCGAGCGGCACTGTTCCTCAATCTTGAGTGACTTGGTGAAAATCATAGTGGTCGTCGCTTTGGCGGCGGTCATGACTGTCCTTATCACTCAACCCAACAGGAAACAAGATGAAGCTAAACAGCTCCCTCACACGGATGGACCGGCTGCGCAAGAAGCACAGCAAGTTAATTCGCGAAATATCAACCAGCTGGAATACCAAAATTCCACGCAACGCGTCTCTCCAGATCCTGGAAACGACGCGTGGTTACCTCGTTAATGATCTCAACGTCGACATGCCATCGACCCTAGGGTTTAAGGCATTTATCGACGAAGCAAAGTTTAGGGCCGCTCCCGCTAAGCATGAGACGGCCCAGTCGTACGTAAAAAGTGCGATTCTTGCTAATGTGTTTGGAAAAATCAGTCTGTTAATTGAGGGAAATGACCCTCAAGCTGTCGCTGAAGCTCGGTTTTATGACGCTGAAGAGCGTTGTAAACGTGCCAATCAGAGACTGCGGTACTATCGTAACCACGACTTTGCTATCAGGCCTCTTATGAAAAGGCTTGACGTCCACCAGGTATTTCACTTGGCGCGGCGTAAAATCTCAAAGTGGTTGGCCGATTATGACCCAGCTGATATACTTGAACACTCGAGACATGGCCCCGGCGGCTGTGGTGGGGAGAAGGAACAAAAGGTCAAACGACCGTTCTCAACTCCCTACTTTAAGTTCGCCAAGACACCTCAAGGTGTTTCCAAGGGGGCTTATTTCCTTTATTTACGGGCTATCGTTCAAAACGATGCATGGGTTCGCGCAATCGCGCAAGATTTATGCTCATCAAATGTCGAGCCGAATTTGTCGGTCATGTCATTTGAGAACCGGGTGCAGCTTGCTGACACCATATTGGAAATAGCGAGAGGAAATGATGTTGGTTTCGTTCTCAAAACCTTTAGCACTCATCGGGCTATCTCATCTGAGCCGCAAGGCAACGTTTACGTCCAGCTCGGCATAGGGAGCATCTTTCGAGATGCACTCAAAGCCGCGGGCTGTGATTTGAACGACCAGAGCAGGAACCAGAGTTTGGCATATGCCGGATCCATAGAAGAAGACGATTCCCATCGTCCCTCTACTGTGGATGTAGAAATGGCCAGCGACTGTGAATGCATAGAGTTAGTCCGCGAGTTATTTGAACCGAAATGGTTCGAGCTCATGGATGCTGTCCGATCACACGACGGGCGGTTTAAAGGTGAATGGTTTAAATGGGAGAAGTTTTCTTCAATGGGAAACGGATTCACATTTGAACTCGAGAGCATGATCTTCTATGCTCTCGCGCAAGCCTGCTGCGACCTATCGGGTGAAACCGACTGGTTCAGCGACACATTCGGCCCTCGTTACAAATACGGGCAGCTGAGTGTGTACGGGGACGATATTATCGTTCCTCGTGGATGCGTTGAACACTTGATCCAAGTGCTACGTTTCTGCGGCTTTAGGACTAATATCGATAAAACTTTTATCGATGGTCCCTTTAGGGAAAGCTGCGGAAGCGACTGGTTCAATGGGACTCCTGTGAGGGCCGCTTATTATAAAGGCGACCTATCCCGAATCAAAGATATCGTGAAGCTCCTTAATGTTGTTAAATACAACAGTGAGTTGCTTAAGAGTGTCGGCTGTGAAGCCCTTGATCGCACGTACGAGTACTTGCGAACACTATTAAGCGTTATTGCTCCCACAGTATCTGCTCATCTGCGTAATACGCAGAAAACTTTGAGTTGGGCCTACATCTGGTGTGAACCAGACGAAGTTCATCAATCAAAGCTTGTGAGCTGGGACACTGACATGCAGTCATGGTTAATGCCTGAGATTCGTTCTAAGCTCGAAGAATGGGACGGTCGCGCTCGCTGGCGATACGTACAGTTTCTGTACGCCGCCACGGGGAATCGCGACCCCTTGCCTCCGGACGAATACGAAAATCTAGTATTAATTAACCCTCTAGCAGCTAGCTTAACAGCTGGCGGCAGCGGAGGGGACATCATGTTGGCAGCACGGGCTGGTGATGGCCGTCTTGATTTCGTGTCACGCTGTGAAGCGTTAAGCGATCTTGATCGGGCGTTCATCACTTGTGTCCAAAAGAGAAGTCTTTTGGAATATTCCGAAACCGAGTCTATCGCGGAGCGGCTTGTGGCTTTCAAAGCTGCAAAGGCCGTTAACGATAATAATAATAACTCGATCTACGGATCGGACGGTTCTTAAACCGTTTTTCG